CGTACTTAAAATTACTGGACGACATGACAACTCAAGGAGAAGTCGTGCCTGCCTTAGGGCAGAAGGGGAGTGGTGACAAGATCCAGGCAAGTGGTGCTGGGGTTAAGTCTTGTCAACACCACAACCCAACCCGAAAGCAAGAGGCGCACGCTCGCGCTTCGTCCCGTCCTAGGGTAAATGGACGCAACACTACGAGCATCCACAAGGGTCATGGTGAGACCCAGAGTCCGGGAAACTGGACCGCCCCCAACTCTCAGCAGGTTGGAAACAGGCAAAGCTGGAAGAAGGTGGAACCGCCTCTCAAGAAAATCGTGAGAGAACAAGCGGAAACCATCAGAAGTTTGATGGCAAGGATAGAATCCTTAGAACGTTCAACAGGCAAGTTCAAAGGCACCACCAAGCCTATCACAGACCCGACTACGCAGAATGGGCAGGAAAAGTCAACAGCCCGCGTAGTGTCACCTCAGCCTTCCAGAAGGAACTCAGGTTTGAAAGGGAATGGGAAGCAAAAGGCTGTCCCAAATGTGATTCGTGGCGAGTCAAAAGAGGCAATATTGTCCACATCCAGCACAAATCTGGCTGGGTCTGGAGGGCATCAGAAATCGTATGCCCAAGTTGCTTCTGGATCAGTACCCCCATTGGAGAAGAGTACGACATCGCAGGATTCTATCGGAGTGACCCCTCCCATTGCGCAGGATGAAAACATCCCTAAGCCGCCCATCAAGCACACCCTTGTGCCACTTGGACTAAGGTTGGCTGCAGAAAAGAAAACCGTTCGCTTCGTCTCGAAGGAAGAAGTTGAGAAGCAACGTCAGCAAGATGCAGTAAAAGCATCTAAGAAGGAATTTCAGGCAGTGGATAGACCAATTGGGCAGAAGGAGGATGATGAGGTAAAGCGGGTACTTCCAGCCTTCAAGGGCAAGTCAGGGAAGTTGACGGCAAAACATTCAGTTGTCGTTCACTCTGACAAACCTTTGATGGTATTAGAGAAGACCTCATCACAAAAACCGAAACTCTCTCGGAAACAAAGAAGAGTAGTGCGGGAGAATACCATAAGGAAGTATGATGAAGATTGGTATTACTTTCTCCTTAGCAAGTTTATGCTGCAAGAGAGAACAGCGCAAACGATGCAGTCAATGAAGAATGAGTTGGCTAAGCACGTTGCGAAGCATGACACCTCCATGTTAACTAGGAAGGAGTGTTATGAGATGATGGTGAAAACCGTCAGTGCAGCTATGTTTGTCCCTGAAGAGGAAATGGAATTGCGTCAAGCAATGAAAGATCCTGCTGCGAATGAGGAAAGGGCCAAGCATCAGAAACTTGTGAGGGATGGGAATGCTGGCAATACTGGTTTCTCTCTGTTCAAGAGAAACCACAAGTTGCCAGCTTCTCGCACTTAGGACAGCCTCGTCCTCCCTGGTGTTTGTGTCGCCCAACGACCAAAGGAAGGTGGAACACTTCCTCTTAGCACCAGGCGCGTCCCAGACGCTGGCTGTTCTAGCAAACACGTGACGTCCAAAATTTTCAATTACAGTGAAAGTTCCTATAACAACGATTTCGTTTGGACTCATAAATGCTGTGTTTGCAATGAGAAAATCGCACTTGAACAACGTCATCAATTTGACGATGGGTATAGGTATAGCTCCAATGTGGATTTGGGAGCTACCCTTAAGCCCAGGGTGCGTCCCTTGGAAAGAGTGAGTCATGGTGTGGTAATTGCCCATGCTACCTCTTCCAAGCGGAGGCTGTTAGAAGCCGCGAGAGAGTCACTCAAGATCGATCCGTTCAATTCGGATGATGCTAGGGTGAAAATGTTTTTAAAACCTGACAAGGACCACACTAATAAGTGGACTTGTCCAAGATGCATCCAATACCGTAGTAAGCGGTATTGTTTACCTCTCGCGACATATCTAATTCCAATTGAGAAGATGGTTTACACATGGACCGATGCATCTGGTTCACCCATCTTCGCTAAATCAAGAAACATGGTTCAAAGGGGGAATGACATATTTGAAAAGATGAGTCATTTCCGAGATCCTGTAGCCGTATCACTAGACCATAGTAAGTTTGACTCGCACTGCAACGTTGAATTGTTGCGCGTGGAGCATGAGTTTTATAACTCGTGTTTTGATAATGATCGATTCCTTGCTAAGTTGCTAAAGTTGCAATTAGTTAATAAAGGGAGAACGAAAAATGGTACAACCTACACGACCCATGGAACACGGAT